GAGACCGTTGTCGAGCCCGACAAGGAGCATCTGAATCGGCTGCAGAAGGAGCTCGAGGCGGCCTGAGCCGCGACAGCTCGCCATGTCCATCACTCCCGGCATCGTCGCGTTTGACCCGACCGCCTTCAAGGCGGCGTTCCCGTCATTCTCGACGGTGCCGGATGCGGCACTTACCGGCAACTTCAATCTCGCGACGCTCTACCTCAACAACAGCTACTGCTCCGTCGTGCAGGACGAGCCGACGCGGGCGAGTCTGTTGAACCTTGCCACGGCGCACATCACCGCACTCCTGAACGGCGTCAATGGCCAGCCTCCGGCCGGCACCGTGGGGCGCATCTCAAACGCCGCCCAGGGCTCGGTGAGCGTTCAGATGGACTTCAAGACCGATAGCGAAGCGGCATCGTTCTGGGCGCAGACGCAGTGGGGCGTCATGTTCTGGTCCGCGACCGCAGTCTACAGAACGATGCGATATGTGCGGCCGTGCTACGAGGACGCGTCGTGGAACGCGTGGCCGCAGTGAGGCTCGCATGGACGTAGCAGTCCGCTTCGCAGGCGGCGACAAGCTGAAGCGGAAATTGCTTCAGATGTCGCACGGCCTCGAGAAGGCGAAGCGAGTCAACGTCGGGTTCCTCGAGGACGCGGACTATCCCGCGAACGACGGCGGAGCTCGCCTCGCCGCCGCCGCGAAACGCGTCACCCCCGACATCGCTGCGGTCCATCCCGATTGGAAGCCGCGCCTCGAGGCGTGGTCGCACTGGCAGGAGACGCATAGCCCGCAACTTCACGTCGCACAGGTCGCATTCTGGCTCGAATTCGGCACCACGACTCAGAAGCCGCGGCCATTCTTCCGCGGCACGATCCTCGCGAAGTCGCCGAACTGGGGCGGCCATCTCGGACGGTACCTGAAGACCTCCGAGTACGACGCTGGCAAAGCGCTCGCCAAGATGGGGATCCTGATTCAGGGGCAGATTGTTGACTCGATCGAATCGCTCGGGGCGGACAACGCGCCGCTGACCGTCTTCATCAAGGGCTTCAATTCCGCGGGTCAGGACACTTCGACGTTGAAACGCGCCGTCGACTTCGAGGTGAACTGATGGCCTCAGAGATCACGGCGACTTTGCGCATCAAGCCCTGGTGGCTGGCGTTGCTGCATGGCGCCGTCACGCTGCGCCTCACGCGGTTCGCGCTGTGGCTGGCGCAGCATCCCGCGATCGAGGTGACGGGATGAGCCTCAACCTCCACGCCGCGGTCCGCCAAATCATCCCCGCGTTGAACGCCGACATCGCGGGCTTCTGGTACGTGAACAAGGGCGCGGTGATCGGCACCGATGGCCGCCAGGTTGCCGCGTTCCAACCTGCCGTGCCGGTACAGCTTCAAGTTCAGCCGCCATCGGCCAAGGACCTGCGCTTCGCCGAGTACCTGCAGATGCAGGGCGTGATTCGCACCGTGTTCATGTTCTCAGATCCACAGGGCATCGTGCGTGCCAATCAGGCCGGCAACGATCTCCTGCTCTTCCCGCAGTGGGCCGGCGGTCCCAATGACGCCTGGTTGGTCGCGCGGCCCGATGAGGGGTGGAACGTCGATCAAGGCGGCTGGAGCAAGCTGCTGGCGGTGCTGCAGACGGATCGACTCTACACCGCCTCCGATAGCACTGGCCTGCTCGTGCTCGACTCCCAGGGCCGTCTCGTGAGGTCGGAATGACGCTCGTCATCACGCCCGATCACGACGCGCTCTATCAGGCCATGGAGTCGTTCCTGACGGGCGTACTGCCGGCCGGCGTCCCGGTCATCCGTGGGCTGCCGAACCGCGTCGCGATGCCGCCACCGCGTCCCGGGTTCGTCTTGATGCAGGCTCTGTTTCAGGACCGGCTCGCAACCCCAGTGGACACGTTCGTGACCGGCGGGACATCACCGCCGACGACTTCCTCGATCGCGCAGTCCATCCGGGTGCCGATGCAAGTCGATTTCTACGGATTCGATTCCGGCTCCTGGGCCGCGACCGTGTCAACCGTGTTTGCCGATGCCTACGGGTTCAACGCGCTGGCGCCGAACTGCGAGCCGCTTTACGCGAATGAGGCAAGGATGATGCCTCTTGTAGATTCTGAGGACGCGTACGAAGAGAGATGGTCCTTAGATTGTCATCTCCAGTGGAATCCCGTCGCGACCGTTCAGCAGCAATATGCCGCCGCCCTCGATCTCACCTTGAAAGACGTGAATGTTCTTTTTCCAAACTGATGGGACGAACCTGACATGACCATTGCCGCGATCCCTGCCAGAAAGTTCGTCAATTCCATCCCGTCGGTACTGGATGTATCGGGCGATGCGCCGGGCATGAACGGCCTGTTTCTCGACAACAGCGGCGACACCTCGATCCCGATCGGCACCGCGCAGGGATTCGCCAATCAGGCCGCCGTGGCGGCCTGGTACGGCTCGACCTCGACGCAGGCGACGCTCGCGACGAACTACTTCAGCGGCTACAACGGGGCGACACAGATCCCGGCAACGCTCTACTTCGTCCAGTACAACACGGCACCCGTCGCGGGCTACATGCGCGGCGGCAGCCTGGCGGCGATGACGCTGGCACAGCTCACCGCGCTCTCCGGCACGATCACGGTGCTGATCGATGGCGTGAGTCATACCTCGGCCGCCATCAACCTTTCCGGTGCCGCCTCCTTCGCCGCCGCGGCCGCGCTCATGCAAACCGGGCTTCAGACCGGGACGCCATCGACCACGGCGACCGTGACCTGGGATGCGCTGCGCAAGGCGTTCGTCATCACGAGCGGCACCACGGGGGCTTCGAGCGCGGTCGGCTTCGGTACCGATTCCTCGCTCTCCCCGAGCCTGTTGTTCACCTCGACGACCGGCGCGGTTCTATCCCCGGGGGGCATCGCTGCGACGCCTTCAGGCGCCATGAATGCGGTCATTGCGCAGACGCAGAATTTCGCGTCCTTCTCGACTGTCGTCGATCCTGATAACGGCACGGCGGGAGGCCCGCAGAAGCTGCTGTTCTCGGCCTGGACAAATGGCGAGGACGGCGCCTATGCCTACGTCGGTTATGACACCGACGCCGCGCCGACGGAAAGCGATGATGACACGGCCTGCTACGCGCAGCTCGTGACGGCGGCCGGGTACGACGGCAGCATTCCAGTCTGGGCGCCGACGGCGCTCGCTGGAGCGCAGAAAGCCGCCTTCATCATGGGGTCCATCGCGGCCATCAATTTCGGAGCCACCCCCGGCCGCGTCGATTTCATGTACATCTCGCAGACCGGGCTCACCCCGGATGTCACGGATGAGACCGTTTACGACAACCTCGTCGCAAACGGTTACAACTTTTATTGCGCCGCCGCCACCAAGAGTCAGAAGTTTAACTTCCTCGCCGAGGGCTCGATGCCGGGGCAATGGAAGTGGATCGATCCTTACATAAATCAGCTCTACTTCAACGCGCTGATGCAGAACGATCTGCTCAGCTATCGGACCACGGTGAAATGGATTCCGTATACGCCGGCAGGCTACGGCGGGATCCGCCAGGCGTTGCAGGGTGACATCAACCAGATGGGCGCGTTCGGCGCCTGGGTCAAGGGTACAACGCTCTCAAGCCAGCAGATCGCGGAAGTCAATCAGGCCGCTGGCGCCAACATCGCGACGACGCTGCGGAACCAGGGCAATTACCTTCAGATCACTGATCCCTCCGCTGCGGTCATGCAGGCCAGGGGGTCTCCCAACATAACCTTGTGGTACACGGACGGCGGCAGCGTTCATCAGCTCACGATAAATTCGGTAGATTTGGAGTAACAAGTCATGGCCCGCACGTTGACCGCATACAACTCCGTCATGACGCTCTCAGCTCCCGCGCTCGACATCGTGGCGGTGCAGATTCAGGGCTTCGCCACGGACGATTCGTTCGACACGACCGAGGTAAAACCGGTGGAGGTCGTGATCGGCATCGATGGTAAGAAATCGTCAGGTCGCGTCGCCTACGTCGTGCCCTTCAGCTTTGTGTTGCAGGCGAACTCGACGTCCGTTGACGTCATGGATGCCATCGCCGAGGGCATCCAGGCGCTGAACGATGACATCGAGCTCGGCGTCGTCATCGAGTCGCCGGCACTCGGGAAGCTTTGGACGCTGATC